GAAGATGCTTGGGATGCCAAACATCCCGGACGTAAAGAGCAGCGTGCTGAACGCATGGCTGCTCGTAGGTTGGCAATCAAGCAAGGTAGAATCCCTGCTAATTCCCCCCTACAGATAGACCATATTAAACCGCTATCAAAGGGAGGGTCTAACAGTGCTAAAAACACTAGGGCGATTTCTGCTCATCGTAACGAGTCTTACCGTCGTAATAGCGACGGGAGTATACGTGGGAAACGTGGCTAGTAACGTACACACCACTGTTATCATTGTTGCCCCACCTAATATTGACCGAAATCAACATCAAATGTAACAAACCGAATTGCTGGTGCCGCCGAGGCAAAGACCTCGATGCCGGTAAAAACGTTCGTTTACCCCAACAAGGAGATTTAGATGATAAATACCGGCTCGTTCCCCAAGGGTCTTACAGGCTCAAAAACAAAGCCTTCAAAGCCTGCCGCCCCAAAGAAAGAACAAAAGAAAATGATGAAAAAGGGTAAAGGTTGCTAAATGCCTTTAAAGTCTGGTTCCAGCAAAAAAGCTGTGTCGTCCAATATCAAGACTGAAATGGCTGCTGGCAAACCCCAAAAACAAGCTGTAGCCATTGCATTAAGCAAGGCTGGAAAATCTAAAAAGAAATGAGACAATGGCTGATTCAGAGAATACCACAGTTGACACCTCCAGTCCCGGACTTAGGACAAGCGAGTCTGTTACACCGATTGTTGCTGATGGTGGACTTGTTTTGGGGCCAGATGGGCTCCCCCATACCGTACATTACGATATCGTGCAGAACAGCGCTACGGTGCCGGAATCCCGAGACTGCCCCAATGTGGGCTCTCATTTTAGGGGTGTTCCTCGAAACATTGAACCCGGGACATTTGCAAAGTGCCCTTGGTGCGGATTTAGGACGAGCGATTAAAACCCAGAATGAAATTAACAGCCCCAATAGTTGAGGGCTTTGTAGGCAGCATACTCGCGAAAAGATTCGATGATGCGAAAGAAACTCCCCAGTTTCACAGAGAACTTTGGGAATTAGCTTGCTCAGACAACCAGTTCGTTGCAGTTGCAGCGCCTCGGGGCCATGCAAAGAGCACTGCGGGAACTTTGGCTTATGGATTAGCCGAATTACTTTTCCGGAGCAGCAGATATTGCTTAATCGTCTCGGATACGGAAGCACAAGCTGCGATGTTCGTCAGCTCCATGAAACAAGAGATCTCAGAAAACGAAAGTCTTATTGATCTCTTTGGTATCAAGCGCAATGAAAAGAATCAAGTCAATTTCATCAAAGACACTGAAACTGACTTCATTGTGCAGTTCGAAGACGGAAAAACTTTCCGCGTTATGGGAAAGGGTGCCGAACAAAAACTACGAGGACTCCTCTGGGATGGCATCCGTCCCGATTTGGTACTTGTAGATGACCTCGAAAACGACGAGCTAGTAATGAACAAAGACCGCCGGGACAAGCTAAAACGCTGGTTCCGCGGTGCTCTAATACCCGCCCTTTCTTTAAAGGGCAAAATGCGTATGTGGGGTACTATTCTGCACATGGATAGTGTCCTAGAGAATCTGATGCCAAACAATCAGGTTCCACGAAAAGAGTTTTTGCAAGACGATGGACTTAAAGTCTGGTCTTCTTACCCCAAGAAGATGATGTGGAAATCGGTTAAATACCGAGCACACACTCCTGACTTTGATCGTATTCTGTGGCCGCAACGATTCTCAAAAGACTTCTTCAAAGTTCGTATGGAGGAGTTCGCTAGGGATGGTATGTTGGACTTGTACTCTCAGGAGTACTTGAACAACCCCCTAGATGAAACTGTCTCTTATTTCAAGCGGGGGGATTTTCAACTTGAAACTGAAGAAGACAAAAAAAGAATTGTTCGTTACTATATTACGCTGGATCCTGCTGTTAGTACTGAGTCCCGCAGTGATTATAGCGTGTTTGTTGTTGCTGCTGTTGATGAGTCTCGCGGACTTCATATTAGGAATGTTATACGCGAGCGGCTTGATGCGCGTGGAATCATCGACACAATCCTTGCCCTCCAAAAAACCTACGAACCGGAGGCCATTGGAATAGAGCACATGATGATTACCCAGTCTCTTGGTCCATTCCTGCGGGAATCCATGATTAAGGAAAACATCTGGCCCAACATCATTCAACTCAAACACGGTGGTAAAGATAAATTGACTCGGGGACGCTCTATTCAAGGTAGAATGCGTGCCCACACTGTAAAGTTTGACAAGGATGCCGATTGGTATCCTGCCCTAGAAGAAGAAATGATTAAGTTTCCTCGGGGCGTAAAGGATGACCAAGTTGACGCAATGGCGTGGCTGGGTATGCTTTTAGACATGATTAACGAAGCACCAACGGAAAAAGAAGAAGCTGAGGAAGAATACCAAGATGAGCTTAGGAAGTCCAGCGAATCAGATGCCTCCGGGCGCTCCCGTCTCACCGGGTACTAGCCCACAACCTCCTATGGGAGGTGGTCAAGGTCCTAGTCCTCAGCAGATGGCCATGGCGCAACAACAAGCCATGCAAGTTCAGCAACAGCAAGAAGACCAACAAGACGAAGAGCAAGAGAATCAATTTGATATTGCTCTTCAGTCCAAGAATCTTGCTGAAAAAATGAACGAGGACAAGCTTAAAAAGATCGCCGAAGAGTGCTACAAAGGCTATGAAGACGATGAGGCTAGTCGTAAAGACTGGCTCATGGCCACTAAAGAATGGCTAAAGCTTGCTGGACAAGTCACTGAAAAGAAGACTTATCCATGGCCTGACGCATCCAACATCAAATTTCCACTTATTTCTACTGCCGCGATGCAGTTTTCCGCTCGTGCATATCCAAGCTTAGTCCCGGCTGACGGGAATATTGTTCAAGCACAGATTTGGGGCAATGACCCCGACGGGACTAAGACCGAAACGGGCAACCGTATCGGTAAATATATGTCCTGGCAGCTTATGCAAGACATCGATTACTGGGAGGAAGACATGGACAAGCTCCTTCTTCAGGTCTCAGTTATCGGTATGATGCACAAAAAGACGTATTACTGCAAGGTTACTGACAAAATTCAATCCACTTTGGTGTATCCAGAGAACTTTGTTGTCGATTATTGGACTGTTGCTACGGATGACGCTGAGCGAATCAGTGAAATCCTGTGGATGTCAGGCAATAAAATTGAAGAAAAGAAGCGTTCCAAGGAATTTCTTGACGTAGATCTGGGCAGTCCTGTCAGTCCAGAGGTTTCTAAGCTTAGTCCTACCATGCACATGCAAAAAACGGTAGACTGGACTACGCCATATAAGATTATTGAGCAGCATACGTGGCTAGATCTCAACGATGACGGCCTTCGTGAGCCCTATATCGTGTGGTTTGACCACGGCAGCAAGAAAATTCTACGAATTCAGGCTCGTTACGTCAAAGATGGTGTCAAACTTGACAAAAATAACAAGCCAATTGCTTATGAACCAGTTAACTACTACACAAAATTTGGTTTTATCCCTAATCCTGATGGGTCTTATTACGACTATGGGTTTGGTCATCTACTCGGTCCTATAAACGAGGGCATCAACACCATCCTGAACCAAATGATTGACGCCGGTACCCTGTCTAACATGCAGGTAGGCTTCATTGGTAAGGGACTCAGAATGAAAATGGGCACTTCCGCATTTCAACCCGGAGAGTGGAAAGCCGTGAACGCAACAGGAGACGACCTACGAAAACAAATCGTACCTCTTCCTACAAAAGAACCATCTCCAGTATTATTTCAACTCTTAGGTCAGCTTATCTCAAGCGGCAAAGAACTTGCCAGCGTTGCAGAGATCTTCACCGGCAAAATGCCTGGACAGAACACTCCTGCCACTACCACAATGGCTACTATCGAGCAGGGTATGAAGGTATTTACCGCAATCTACAAGCGGATCTACCGGAGTCTAGCAAAGGAATACAAGAAAGTATTTAAGCTTAATGGTTATTATCTTGACAAAGATACGTACATTGCTATCTTAGGACAAGACCAAGCTCAAGCTGCTCTCAATCCTGGTGACTTTGACGACGAAGTATATGACGTATGCCCGACAGCAGATCCGACAGCAACAACTCAAACAGAGAAATTGCAAAAAGCACAAGCTCTAATGGAACTTATGCAGGCGTTCGGACCCACTGCAATGCCCATGGAGAAGGTCCTGATTCGCATTCTTCAGGCTCAAGAACAACCGAACTGGCAAGAGCTTGTACCTGGTATGCAACAGACTGGGCAGCCCCAACCAATCCAACCTCCGCCAGATCCCAAGATCATGGCCATTCAAGCAAAGGCCAAGGCGGAACAAGCCAAAATGCTTATGGAACAGCAACAGGGCCAGCAGCAAATGCAGATGGACCAACAAAGCCATCAAGAGGAATTACAATTCAAGCAAGCTGAGCATCAAATGAAGATGCAACAAACTGCCCAAGAGCTTCAAATGGACGCTGCCAAATCACATGCAGATATGCAGATTAAGATTGCGTCCGCACAGCAGCAAGCTGCCCATACAGAGCAGCAACATCAAATGGGTCTGCAACAGCAGCAGGAAACCCATAAAGTAGGACTCCAGCAGACCAAAGAGGCTGCTGCAACCAAAAATGAGATTGCAAAATCGCAAAGCAAAAACGTAGCCCAGAAGAAGTAAAAGCTTACAGAAAAGCATGGTATTCGCAAAACAAGCATCGTATTAAACAATGGGGTATTAAACAACGGTATGGGCTAGACATTAATGTTTACCATGCCATGTTGCTCCAACAAGATAATAAATGCAGTCTTTGCTACAAACCATTCGATTTCTCAGGTAAGTTTAGTTTAGATACTCCGTGTGTAGATCACGATCACGATACTGGCAAAGTGCGTAGTATCCTCTGCAATGGCTGCAACCGGGGTCTCGGGTTTTTTAGAGATGACCCAGAGGCACTTGTAAGAGCTTCTAAATATCTCCTTAAACATAAGGAGTGATGAAATCTCAAGCGAAATCGAAATCACCAAAGACGACGTAATCTATTGGAAACAAGATAAAGTTACAAAAGCTTTTTTCCATACCATTAGAGAACTTGTCCGAGAAGGTGAACAAGAACTAGGTTTAACAGCAGGAGTAGATCCTGTGGCCGATAATAGGCGAGTAGGTAAAATTATTGCACTACGAGATATTCTCGAAGTGTCTTTTGACTTCCCAGAGGAGAACGAATGACCGCAGTAAATGCGATTGGCTGTAGAATTGTTCTAAAAGTAGAACAGATTGTAGACCCAGATCTTGAGCGTGTGCGTAAATCAAGGCTTGCCCTACCGGCAAAAAACAGCCTTGAAGATGACGAAAAGCGTTCACAAGCTGGTGTAGACAAGGGAATAGTCCTAGCAATTGGTCCTAATTGTTCTCCTGCATGGATTGAAGGAGTGCAAGTTGGTGATACAGTAGCATTTGCAAAATATGCAGGCAAACTTGTAACGGCAAAAGACGATCCCGAAGATAAGTATCTAATCATCAATGACGAAGATGTCATTTGCACTTACAGGAGCACTAATGGCTGAGAACCAAGATACACTGCCAGTAGAAGTTCCCGAAATTGAAATCCAAGCCGCAGAACATGGCTGGGTTCCAGAAGAGGACTTCAAGGCTGATCCCAAGAATTCTGGGAAGAAATGGCGTCCCGCAGAAGAATTCATGGATCGCAAGTCGCTTTTCGATAAAATCGAAGAGCAACACAAGCAGATTCGTGATCTAAAGAAGGGTGTTGATGCACTAACCCTGCACAACAAGACCATTGAACAAAGCACTTATGAACGTGCCCGTAAAGAGTTACAAGCTGAACGTGTGGCTGCCCTTAAAGAGGGTGACCTAGCCAAAGCTGAAGAAATCAAAGACCGGATCGATGAGATCAAGGTTGCTCAAAACCAAGCACAAGCAACACCCCAAACACAACAAGAAGCCCCAGAATTTGTCCAGTTCAAGCAACAAAATGACTGGTATCAAGGCAGTTCCAAGGATGCTGTAAAAATGACCGCGTGGGCGGAAGGCTATGGATTTATCCTGGCCCGCCAAGGCAAGTCACCACAGGAGATCCTTGTAGAAGTCCACAAGGCTGCTCGGGAAGAATTCCCAGAGCACTTTAACAAGCGCAACCCCAATAAGGATGGCGCAGGAGCAGCACCTACTGGCCGTCAAGCACGGGTCCCAGCAGACATTTTTCAACTCACCGCTGAAGAAGAGCAGGTGATGAAGCGCATGATTCGAGCGGGTGTCAAGATCACGGAAGCCGAATACAAAGCACAGCTTAAGAAAGCCAAAGGATATTAACCATGGAAAAAGTAGAAACCACCAAGCCAACAGCGAAAGATCGCCCAAAGCGGAAGCGTGTCGGTGCTCGTGACCGGCTATCCTTCCACAATCTTGACCCCGAGCGTGCATATCGTATCATTGACATGACTCCTGAACGTCTAGCTGCTTTTGAAGAAGCAGGCTGGCGTATCGAGCCAATCAAGAACTATATCGCCGGGGGCCAGCGTACCGATGTAGCCACTCCCACTGATAATGCAATTTCAGTAGGTGGAACCAAGAAGCAGGTTCTTGTGTCCATTGACAGGGCGTGGTATGATGAAGACCAAGCTGATAAGCAGCGAGAAGGTCCTGACGCACGGGAAGCTGGCATTCTATCACAAGCTCAAGCTGAAGGATTAACTCGTGGCGATGTCAAAATTTCTAGCGAAGGACGTGGCCGTAAGTAATCTTCCAGAGAGCAATCTTTAGGAGAACTTAATGGCTAACATTAATCGTCCTAATGGTTTTCGTCCAGTGCGCCACCTCAATGGTTCCATGTATAATGGCCAAGGCAATCTGTACTACATTCCATCAACGGACGCAAATGCTTATGCTGTAGGCGATCTGGTCACACTCGTAGGTACTACCAATTCCACAGTTAGTAATGTCTATGGCGTGAACCAACAAATCGGAGTGCCCATCGTGGCACGCGCAACTGCTGGTGCGGTCCCTATTCTGGGTCCCATCATTGGTTTCCTTGCTGATCCAACCAACCTACAGAATTCAGGTTTTAACCCCGCATCTAACGCCAATGGCCGTTATGTGTGGGTTTGCGATAATACAGACGTAATCTTTGAAGCTCAACTTTGTGGCGCTTCTGGCGCTGCTGTTGCGCCAAACATCAGCGCTGCTGCTGGCACAAACTTTATTGGTCTAAATGCCAGTATCTATGCACCTGCCGCAACGTCCAACTTTGGTGCCGGTCTTTCCGGTATGATGGTTGACTCCAGTACTGCTGCTACTACGAATACTCTTGCACTCAAGATTATCCGCTACAGCGCACGTATTGACCAAGATCTTTCAGCCGCAGGCTTGTATCCAAAAGTGGAAGTTCTAATCAACAATCCATTTATGGGTAACCAAGTCGCTGGTATCTAAGGAGCTAAACTATGTCTATGCCAATCACTACTGGCTCGTTTAGTAAGGCTCTTTGGCCCGGCGTAAATGCTTGGTACGGAGAAGCTTACAACGAGTACCCTGTCGAATTCGACAAGCTATTTGATAAAGAAACATCCACCCGTAACTATGAAGAAGACGTTCTTGTAACGTCCTTTGGTTACGCAATCGCTAAGCCCGAAGGTTCTGGTATCAGCTATGATACCCAGCGCCAAGGCTTTATCACCCGCTATACGCACATTGTGTACGGTCTGGGATTCATCATCACTCGTGAAATGTTTGAAGATGATCTCTATGACGTAGCTGCAAAGAAGCGTGCCAAGGGACTTGCATTCTCCATGCGTCAAACCAAGGAGATTGTCGGTGCTAACGTATACAACCGCGCATTCAATGCTTCGTATATCGGTGGCGATGGTGTCTCACTAATCAACCAAGCTCACCCCAACGTTGTTGGTGGTACTTGGAGCAACACCCTGTCAGTGCCCGCTGACCTTTCTGAAGCCGCTCTTGAGCAAGCAATTGTTCAAATCAGCGTGTTCCAGAATGACCGTGGCCTGATTATCTCAGCAGTCCCAGAAATGCTGATCGTTCCTTGGAACCTTGAGTTTGAAGCGCATCGTATTCTTAAGTCACAAGACCGTGTTGGTGGTGACCTTAATGATACCAATGCTCTAAAAGATCTCGGTAAGTTCCGCAAGGGCGTTCACCTCAATCACTTCTTGACCGACCCCGATGCTTGGTTTATCCGCACTAACGTGATGGATGGAATGAAGTACTTCGAGCGTCGTGCCGATGAGTTTTCTGAGGATAATGACTTCGACACTGAGAATGCCAAGTTCAAGGCTACTGGACGCTACAGCTTCGGCTGGAGTGACCCACGCGCACTATTTGGCTCAGCAGGAGCGTAATGAAGTAGGGGGAGAAATCCCCCTGCTCTAAGGAGAACTTATGTTCAAATATCCTGATATTTTCATTACACCTACATCTGCTGCTCGCAACCTGATGGTAAAGACGTTCGCCGTTCGGCGCACGGACATTTACCAAGGCGTTACCAACAGTACTCAAACTAACCAGTTTGGATGGTCCCCTCAACAAGGACAAGGTAATGCTCGTGGTCTTAAAGCTGTATTTCCTGGACAATCTACCATTGCTGGTATGTTTTTCCAGAACGTCCAGCTAGCTAATAGTACTGGTACTGGTATTGCCGGTAATCTTCGTATTGGTAAAAGTATTCCTGTAATTGGAATTTCTGCACCAACTGCGTCCACTACGGCAACTGTCTGGTGTGCGTATGCCCACGGGCTTACCACTGCGGATACTGTTCTAATCTCTGATAGCGTTGCTGTTGTTCAAGGCACTGGTGCGGCTTATACCACTCCCGGCGCATTTAATAACTGCACTCCTATCACGGTTAATGGTATTGCTACCAACACTGTTGGCGGTCCTAACCAAGGAACTAAGACTTCCTATGCTGTAACTCCTGATGCAACTGATCCTACCAAGTTCACCATCACTCTCAGTGGTTCAACCACCTCTGCGATCCAAGCCGGCACAATCGGTATTGGTTTTGGTGCAACGGGTAGTAATGCATCTCTGGGTACGCTAGGTCTTGTTGTTGCTGACCAGTACTTTGCGTCAGTCAACGTCAATACCGGCGGTGTCAGCCTAGGTTTTCAAGTTGTTCCCGGCCTACGAAACGTCGGTCAATTCGCTTCAGCAAACACTACGGTGGGTGCGGTAGCGGGTTATTGGAACGTAGCTCCAGGCCAACCAATTGGTAACACTACAACTCCCGGCACCCCTGTCGGTATTTGGTGTGTTTCTGGCGCCCTCAGCGCACTATTGGGTGGTGATGGTAACTACAACTATTTCGTAGAACCCACGCAAGATATGCAGATGTACGCATACTATCAAGAAACTGTCACCACTGGCTCTGTAACAAGTGCCACTGTTGGTGGTCCATGGGTAGTGTTTGTGTACTACTTCCAGTAATAAAGGTAGGGGCTTCGGCCCCTATCTCCACTTCTAGGATCCCATTATGTCTAATGTAACACTTGTCAATGCATCACGAAGCGCTCGCCCGTTCCTGTGGACCCCAGATGGACTCAATACCAGTAATCCTTACGGCTCTGTAAGTATTACAACCCCACTACCTTCCCTCGGAAAGTACTCTGAAGCCATCTATAATACAGTTCAAGCTATTGTAACTTCTGGTGCCGCAGGTCCAGTTGCTACCGTAGTGATTCAAGGAACTGATGACGCACTCACAGCTTTTGGAGTTACAATCCCACTAATTCTTACCAATGGTTCTGCTGCTATTGCAGTGCCGACTACTGGCTACACCCTTACTGTTCTTGATGGTAATGGTGCTCCTACTGGCCAACGAACCGTTGCAACTAACACCCCTGTCAATATGTACACGGTGCCGATTGATCGCACCAGTGCAGTATGGCCTAGTCCATTTACGCAGATTGACCAAGGCATTGTATCCCTTCAAGTGGGTATGACGGCTCAGGGTGTAACAGGTATTCCCCTTGGCACTACGCTTGCCACCATCACTGCCGGTGGTCTTGCTGGCACTCTTAGTGCTGCATTTACTGGCACTACGGGTACTTACCTTGTTAACTTTGCTAACCCTTATTGGGCAAAAACAGCCCTAGCTACTATTTCCCTGACTGGTTCTACTAACACATGGGACAGTGATCTAGTAACGTTTACTACTGCTGCCAAGTATCTTCGCGCTAACGTAACAGCGCTTTCGGGCACCTCACCCGTGCTACAAGTATGGCTCGGTCAGTAGAATGGACAATCTCCATTATGTCAGTTGGGCACTCAACGGTGTCTTACTTCTCCTAGGTTATCTTATGAGAACCACTATTGAAGCAAATAAACAACGTGTTGATACACTTGAACAACTTGTAAAAGATCAAGGTAAAGACATTGTAGAAGTCAAAGTTCATTATCTTCAAAAAGATGATTTTAGTGAATTCAAGAATGAACTCTGGCGCAAACTGGACGATCTTAAGTCTATTGTAGGTCACAAACAATAATGCTTGACGACAAGGAAGTATACATCCCCGGACAGTTTAATATCTATTGCATGTCCTGCAATAGAAAATACAAGTCCAGTGAAATCCGCAAACGGTGGGATGGCCTTATGGTTTGCGAAGAAGATTGGGAGCCCCGGCATCCCCAAGATTTTGTTCGCGGTGTACAAGAACGCAGCAATATACTTCCTTTTTCCTATGACGTTGATGGCGACATTTATAGCACTATTGGCGCTGCTTGCACTCTGGTTAATTCTGTGGGTGTGTCTGGCACCGGAGTGGCAGGATGTGCCAGAGCAGGCGTATTGCCCACATACTTTGATGGCGCTTCAGGTGGACCTGCGGGCGTATACCCTTACTAAAGGATTTAAATGGCATCAACTACATTCGTAGACGGTACTACTCCAATTGTAGCTTCTTGGCTAAACGATGTCAATCGTCTAGTCTACTCTGGTGTATTCCCGAGTGGCACAATCTTTAGTGGTACGACTGGAAAATTTAACATCAGTTTTCCAGGAACGTCCCCACTCACACTGGCAAGCTCTGGATTGGAAATTACCAATTCAGTCAATAACTATTTTTCTGCGGACATTCAAAACCAAAGCAATGGCGTCAATGCGTCAAGTGACTTTGTGGCCACAGCCGATACTGGAACTGATACCACCCATTATATTAACATGGGTATTAACGGTTCTGGCTTTTCTCAAGCAGGATGGACAATCAATGGAGCACTTGATGGTTATCTGTATACTCAAGACACTAACCTGTCTATCGGTACTGCTGGAGCTAAGTATCTTTCTTTCTTTATTGGTGGCACATTAGCAGCTAACGAACGTGCTCGTTTTAGTTCTGCGGGCAATCTGCTAATTGGTACAACTACCGATGCTGCCACAGGCGTTCTTCAAGTAACTGGTAATACCGCATTGACTGGCACGTTTACAGTGTCTAGTACGAGCACATTAACCGGACTGTTGACTGCCACTGGCGGTATAACCACTCCAGCCAATCTGACAACAACCAGCACAGGAAACATTCAAGTAACTGGCACTGGTTCTGTCATTTCCCCAATTATTAACGGTGGACCGCAAGCTGGTTTTCGTAATCGCATTATCAACGGTGATATGCGTATTGACCAACGCAATAATGGTGCTAGCCAAACCATTCCAGTTACTACTCCTACCTATACAGTAGACCGTTTTTATGCATTTTCCACCGGAGCGGCTGTATCTGGTCAGCGTGTGGCAAGTACTGGTGCAGACCAATACATGTATCAAATTACAGGCGCTGCGTCTGTAACTGCCATTGCTTTTGGTCAGCGTATTGAAGCCACCAACATTTACGATCTTGCTAACACTACTGTTACGTTTAGTTGTAAAATTGCCAATTCATTACTTACCACTGTAACGTGGACTGCTTACAATCCAACTGCAACCGACAACTGGGCTGGACGTACTCAAATAGCTACAGGTACGTTTACTGTAAACAGCACTCTTACCAAATACAGTGCTAATATTGCGTTGACTACTGCTGCACAAGGTGGTCTTGAAATCGAACTGACTGTTGGTGCTCAAATCAGTGGTACGTGGCAAATTGGTGAAGTTCAACTAGAAGCTGGAACTGTAGCAACTACATTTGAACGTCGTCCTATTGGAACTGAATTAGCTCTTTGTCAACGTTATTACCAAACTTATCCTGTAAATGGATCTTCTTACAATTTAGCTTGTACTAGACTTGCTGGTGGAGCAATCATTGGCCAAGGTAATCCATTTCCAGTAACAATGAGGGTCGTTCCCACTGTTGGAAATAAAGCTACTTCTTGGGTAAATGCTCTTCCAAGTTCTGCTGGACAAGCTTCTGCATATATTACTGCAACAGATACATTTGCTACAATTTCTGGCGCTTTTACAGATATTACCAGTGGAAATCAAAATTCATTTTCTGTTGGATTTACTGCGGGCACTTCTTTTTCTTCTTCTGCTGGACAAACGGTAGAAATTGCAGTGTACAGTCCTTATACATTTACAGCGGAACTATAATGGCTACTTCTGGCGTATATACTTACAGCACTAGCCAAGGTGCTATTATACTTGCTGCGGCTAGAAAAGTCAATATTGTTGGTGATTTTGAAACACTAACTACGTCCGATCCTCGTTACGTAGCGCTTCAGGCTGCCCTTAATCCAATCATCAAACAAAACATGGCTTACGGAATGCCTGTGTGGGCTACCGTAGAACAGACTATTCCTTTTAGTACTACCGGACTGAACAGCCTTGCTGGGTGTACCATTGGTCTTACCGGACAGACTGTAGCTAGTGTTGCCCCTCTCAAAGTAATCCAAGGACTGCGTGTTGATAATCTGTCAGGTATTACTGTACCGTTAAACATTTACACTTACGAAGATTATGAAATCCTATCTAACAAATCCGCTACCGGGGCTCCAGTACACGTATTTTATCAACCCCTCCGTAACTCTGGTATCATCAAAGTCTGGCCGCTTCCGGATACAGCCTATTGGCAACCAAATGGATCACTTTACATTAGATACCAAAGGCCGTATCAAGACTTTACCACGGATACAGACGAACCAGACTTTCCCATCGAATGGAACAAAACTTTAATTTATCAACTTGCCTACGACGTAGCGCCAGAGTATGGTATTGACCCCAGTGTTCGCGCTGTTCTTAAATCAGACAGAGATGAAGCACTAGAAACAGTACTTATGTATGGTACGGAAGAAGGCTCGTTCTTTATGCAACCTCGTCAACGCTAATGGCATTTCGTCCTGCTCCTCAAGGTAATCCTCATGGCCTGTCTCGTGTACGGGCTGTTGGTTCTCCTTTTGAGGTTAGTAACAACGCTACTCGTGTTCCACAGACATTGAACTATGTGGACTGCTATCCTATGAAGGAAGAGCAGTTTGGAGAGAATCCCCTATATGCGGTCACTTGTCGAGAAGCTTTTAAGTCCCTTGGGTCTTATGACCTTAGTACTATCACTTTGGCTACTGGCCTTAATGGTGGTCCCATACCTAATAATGGTGTCAGCCCTCCTGCTACTCTTGCTGGTTATCTTGTTGCCCAAGTCGGACAACTTTTACTCGTAGACGATGCTTCTACTAATGTAGGTGGTTCAGTACTATTCTGCAATGTAATGCTGTACAACAGCAGTCTTGCGGGTACAACCAATGCTTATGCTGTGGTGTCGTTACAACTAACTGTATCTGGCAGTTCCGGCACAACTATTGTGCCTCAGCCTACGTATATATTTTTTGATACTGGTCCTACCATTGGTGCTGCGGCTATTGCTAACAACAGCATCACTGGAGTCAATGCAGCTTATATTGATCCGTATTATTTAATCTACAGTGCTCCCGCTGCGCTGGCATTAACTATTTCTGCCAACACCTCTAATTATAACATTTATAATGCGGCTGTTGCAGCAGGTATGACCACAGCACGAAGCATTACTGTTACCATTAATTCTGGTGTTACTGTAAGTTCAAGTACTGGAGGAGCAAATTTTTATGCACTTACTACTGGAACTGGATTTGCTGCTGGTACTACTATTACTATTGTTAATAATGGTACAATTGCTGGTGCTGGTGGGGGTGGTGGCACAGGTTATAATGGAAATCCTCCGGTTCCGGGAAATACTATTGTAAATGGTTTTGCCGGAGCAGATGCGATTTCACTACAATGGCC